CACCACCACCTAAAATAGCAAGGCTAAGAACACCTACGGAAACATATTTTAAGGCCTTTCTCATGGATGAGTTCCTTTCTATTACAAACCATTGTATATCATCTTATTATAGCGTATTTAATAATTTTTATCTATAATATCGCACATCGTAGTTTTTAACTGATTGGCCATAATGTAAATTTTAAAATACTAACCACAAAATTATATAGCTTTACATGAAATTTTTGACGTATTTTTGCCGTCAAATAAAAAAAGGGGTACCGCTTAATGGTACCCCTTTTAGTATTAATCTAATTCAACAAGGCGTTTCAATTCGCCATTTACAAACCACATTTCGCAACGTACGTTGTTATGGTCTGTTAAAGTTGCAGTGTATAAACCGTCTTTCTTTGGTTCTATTTCTTCTGCGAACATATGAGTTTTGCCTTCAAATGTAAATGTTTTCATTTTCGTTTACCTCTTAATTAAATATGATATGCCGTAAACCGTACGGCGCGGAGATAATCGGATCACCTACCATTTCGCGAATGTATAAAGTGCGCTGGCCCCTTTGAACTGCTTACCGTCAAAATGCGCTAGGCCTTGAAAGTCGCCAGCTTGATAACCTACAGTTTCGTATACCTTTCCAGTTTCTAGTACAGTAACGCCGCCCATTATGCGATGCGCTTTGTTTAGGTTAATCTTGTACACGTCAACTTTGTTTTCATCTGTATTTTCTACTACTGCAGTTCTATCGCTTTTTTCTATAGCTTCCTTTGGAATATTTGGAGATTTATCCTTAATAGCATTTTTCGTAACTACTGCCGCATCATGTAGCGTTGGCGCCTGTGTGTAATACGTTGCTACCGGCTGCGCGGTTTCCTTATACGCAATTACTTCCGTTGCTTCCTTTGGCGTGATTTTTAACGTATCCGCCAGTTTCTGCGGGTTTTTCGCTACTGTTTGATTGAGGATAACAGGTTCTTGCAATTTCTTTGTATAAGCCATTTTGTAACAAAATAAGCCAACTACTACCACCAGCAGCACAAGTGCTGCCACGGTAACAAGCGGCGCATATCGCCTTAATAATTGAATGATAGTATCCATAATTACCCCCTATTAAATAGGCCAATTCAATACTAAATCGGCATCAAATTCCTTGCCCTCGATGTTTTCGCTAAATGTGTACTGCCACAAATTGGCCCCTTCATAGTCGCATTGGTTATTAAGTTGTGCGCACCAGATAGCGCAACCACCCAATTGACTAACATCTAATACGTTCACTAACCAGTCGTAACTAGCGTACAAACCAGTATTAACATATCCAGCTTGCCATAATTTATTGATGAACACGCTACAAATATTTGTTAATTGTTGGCTAGTAGGCATGCCACGATTTGCCTTGTAATCGTCAGCATCTTCCATATCGAACCATACGCCCATAGGCAACTTATCAGTAGTTAAGCCGGCATCGTTTAATGTATTCAATACGAATTCCGCTTCATCTGCCGCATTTTCTTCATTCATTGCGTAGGAATAATGGTATACCCCAATAGCTAAACCGGCGTTAATTGCGCCGTTTACGTTGTTATAAAATTCACTATCTAAATTGCCACGGCCATAACCGATACGGATAATAGCAAAATCGAACCCGTTCGCCTTAATTGCGCCCCAATCAACTACACCGTTATTTTCGCTTACATCAATACCCCTCATGGTACCCCCTATAATTTAACTTTGTTTTCAATTTTGGTTTTAATTAAATCCAAAAACTTACCCATAGAAACGTTGCCGCCGTCGCGGAGGTTTTCCAGTATAGATAAAAATTCAGATGAACCTAAATATAACCATACAAGCGATACCGCAAATTGTTTCTGACCGCTCATTTCGTCAAATAAAATAGCGGCCATTGTGGCCGCAACATATGTCATAACTTTTCCAACAAAACCCTTACGCATATATTTAGATGCTATGAGTTGTTTTTCAAACGCTACCGGTATTGCCCGGTATTTTTCCCATGTGGCTATTTTCTCCGGATCATATCCAAACTCATCAATCAACATTTTATAAGCGATTGCCGCCCATTTTGTGAAAAGGTCGATGAATACCAATAAAATAAACACGCCCAATATTTGAACGTGTTTTATTCCAATTAACCAGATTGCTACCGCACCGGCGCCGCTTAATAGAGTTTTCAATATGAAACTTTCCGTCAAGGAGTTCCAACATTCAGTAATAAACTTAATCAAATATTCCATTATTACCTCTTACTTTACTTTACCCAACCCATATACGCTACGCGCTATATTGGCTTTCCTCATATTGATTTTGTCTAACTGTTCCCTCTTTTGTTCGCCGCTCATGCGGTCATTATTAATAATAGCCTTAGAAGCTTTGTTTAAGTTTTTAAGGCTATTACTTGCATTTTTGAGTTTTGCAAACTCTTTGGCATCGTACCCTTCTGGGCGTTGCCCTGTGAGTTTGAACTCATTATATAGCTTTTCTTGTTCCTTATAATCATCATAAACACGTTGTACGCTATTAGATGATTGATAAGGCGCCGCCGTAAACCCTCTTAATCCCGGCGCTTCGTACCATTTTTTTGATACGTTATTTTCTTTTGCACCAGATATCGTATCAATACCGCTCAAACCTAACCCAGCAAGGCCGCCGCCGTACCCTCTTATTGTGTTATCTACAATATACGGAGAAACGTTTATTTTATCGCCTACAAATTTTGCTACCTCGCTCGTATTAGCGCCATACTGTAGGCGTGCTGGCAAGTTTTCTTGGGATTGTGGAATAATATTACGTTGTCTAAATAGTGAATAATTGGTTGTTGCTTCAACAATAGGTATCATAGCCGTAGGCATAAAACTTGGTGCAAGGCTATCAAATATGCGATCACCAAATCCTTTAAAACCCACGCTCTTACGATTGTTTTTTGCATCATCCATGTATTGCAACATACGTTCAAATGACGTACCGAATAAAACACCGGCTTCAAACGGCTTAGGAATTCTATACATATTTTCTTTACCCGGAATTATCCAGAATGTATCCTTTTCCCATTGCGGTAACTCTTGATAACGCTCATCGTCTTTATTCATGTACCATAACATAATGCTTGGTAATGTAATATAAAGCATAGTTTTAACAGTCATACCGCGCGGATCTTCTTTAAACGCGCGCGCCATTTTGTCTGCGCCTTGAATTGTTGCATTAAAGAAAGCTATTACTTGGTTAGCTTTCTTTGTGTGCGTACCTCTACGGCTGAAATCTAACGTAATATCACGGCTTTCTAGTGCTGCTTCTCGTGCTGATAGCGGGTTTCTTTCTTTACCGAATAAGCGATTACCAACGCCCGTATAACCCTTTCGTGCATTGTCATATTCCGCCAATCGCGTGGCCGTTTCTGTTGCTTCACTCATGGCGCGTAATGCTTCAATAGGGTTTTTAATTAACTTCGTGAATTTGCTTTCACGCTTCATAATATCGCGTAATTGACCGCCTAAATAGTCGCGGTCTAAGGATACCATTGCCGCATGTGCTGCCCCAGATTTCTTATATTCCCAATATGTTTGCCCTTTCTTTAGGTACAAAGCTAAACCTTTGAATGTATCAACAATAGGAATAAAACCGTGTTTAGAGTAAATCGCCGCGCCTATCATATCGCGAACCGGGTTGCGCAAGATAAATTCTGGCGATAATGTAGCACCAGCGCGTAGCCAGCTTGCCGGATAAGATAAAATCTTCATAATCATATTAGATTGTTCTTTATCCAACATGCGCATAGTTTCGATAAGTTCCGGTGTTGTTTCGTACGTTACTTTTTGCCCGTTTTCCCATACATTAAACGTATTATCCGTTTTCGCCTTATCGCCTTTTACACGTTCCACAATTTGCCCAACGCCTTTTTTATCGGCTAGTTTTGCAAATGTACGGCCAACGTGATTACGTTCTATTGCGTTATAGAACTGGAATGTATTTTTAATAATGCTTTCCAACGGATCTATAATATCGCGCGTACTACCTTTTAACCGTTTTACCGGACTAGATACATCAATAAAACCCTTGCCACCAGATAAGAACGATTGCATGCCTACGTCTGACATATCGCGGAAAAACGGAATGTAATGCGGGTACATTTTACGCATTGTATGGTATGCTTTAGCCGTCAACATGCCCTCTTTAACCAGCATCGCCAATAGATAATCTTGGTATTTATAGATTTCTTTGGCCGCCTTTTGAAAACGTTCATTTCCGGCGTGCTTGCCTAATACGGCAGCATCTTCCGTGTATGAAAATGTCGCTTTTTGTTGGTTCTTATGTAGGTCTAAATCGTGTAATGCCACTAGATACGCGGAAAAATCTTTATGTTCCCTCTTTCCGATATCCTTAATAATATCTTTAAACGCTGGAATTTTATATTCCGGCGCACCGTGTTCAATTAACGTTTCCGCCTTACCAGCCCAACCACGCGCAAGCCACGCTTGCATATACGGATTATCATCAAACGAAATTTTTTCTCCCGTTTCACGTTCGACTTGCTCAACTAAATCTTTCAACGGGTTCAATTCGTCAATCAATTTAGTGTATACATCGCTCATCGCCTTTTTGATAAAGTCGCGCGTTTCACCGCGTTTAACCGCATCAATAGCTTGGCTCACTTTCCCTTTACTCTCAAACGAAATACTACCCTTTACACGTTCTGCCCCACCTTGACGGTGCCATTCATGAACTAGTTGAGATAATTTATTAGTGATACCGTTTAATTCCGGTTCTTTGGCAATTGCTTTCGTGAAATGGTTATAAAATTCTGGAAATTCGCGTTTAGCTTTGGCGCGGTCGCTTACGTAATCGTGAAAGAATTCTGCGTATCCTTCGCCGCGTATACCTTCCATGCCTAACTTGTTGTACGCTTTCCCGAAACGGTCTTGAACTACGCGATTAAATTCGTTGTTAAAACGCGGTTCATTACTAAATTTAAAATAGTTGTCTACATAATGCCCCAGTTCATGCATGATAACGCGGAAATCGCCATAATTACCGCTACGAATGACATCAGTATATGTATTGTACCAGCCGCCAACGCCTTTTTTACCTAATCGGCCACTTTTAATGCGCTGATTAAACAAGGTATTAACTGCATCTATGATTTCTTTACGTGTTACGTTTCGCCCTAATCGCTCTACTTCATCAACGCCAGTATGCGGCGTTTCTTTGCCCCTTACGCTATATTGTAATGGTTCTGTAGGTTTAACGCCTTTATTTTCCAAATAGCGATTTGCCATTGCTTCGTTACCGTCAAAGGCTTTTACAATGGCTTCGTGGACTTGTTCATGCGTTGCGTGTTCAAGTAGTTGGCTAGGTTGCTGCGCGTATGCACTCACGCCGCCTTCTGCCGGTTCTACTTTTAACGTTTTTAGTTCTTGCGTATCTGCAATAAGTTCGGCAGCGCGATCAGTACGAACACGTTCCATGTATTCATGGTTCAATGCTTCAACTGGTACGTCTAACTTTTCTGATAATTTGACTTTTACCGCATCAAGTTCCGCTTTTGGAACATCCGGCTTTGTTGCACGGTTCAAGTCTTGCAAAATTTCCGTATTAGAATGTACTTTATTTTCTAATTCTGTAAATCGTGTTTCAGATGCATCATTTTTTACAACGTCTTTTAATTCATTTACGATTGTTTCGCGTGCTTTCAACGGCAAATCATCAATAGCATTTTTCAAACTTACGTTTGGCGCATCTTCTTCGTACCTAAATTTACTATTTACATCGTTTTCAACCGCCTTTTCTTGAATTTTAGGTTTTTCACTCTCTATAAATTCAACATTTATGCGGTTTTCTGGCTGAAATTCGTTTATTTCGCCTGTACGGGCTGTTTCGCCTTCGCCTTGATAGTTTATACCTAAATCTTCATTTTTAACTGATTTATTTTCGGTATTTTCAACAAAACTATTCAAATCTGTATGTGATTGTTCCCCATTTATCGTTTTTTCATTTTCGATAAACTCATCTTTGAATGGTTCATCACGTGTAACACGATTTGGATCTAGGCTGCTATCTTTAAATGATGTATCACGTGGCCCATTTTCATATTTTCCGTAGTTCCCATTAAATGTTTCTTCTGCAATTTGAGCGCGAACATTATCACGAGCAACGGAAGGGTCAGGGCGTTCGTAGGTTTCACGAATAATTTTAGCCATTTCTGCTGGTGTTGCATCTGGTCTTGCGCGCATTGCTTCAAGTGCTGCGCTTTCCGTATTGTGCAATTCCCATACGCTGAAATCAACTTGCGTTCTCCAATCCCATGGGTCTAGCCCTCTACTTTCGGCAAATTTCAACAAGCCTTTTTCACCGTTCAATCTATCCCCAGTAAATTGAACCAAACCACGGGAACCGTAGCCGTCGCCACTTGTTATAGTGGTATTAAAACTACTTTCGGCGCCAATATTACCAGTCATGCCCGCCGCTTCAACGTCGCTTAATCCGTTTTGACGATATCGGTTGTATATATCAGCTTGTATATTCCCTGTTTCTCCCTCATAGGCTTGGCCGTTCAATGCATCTTCTGCATATGTACGCGGTTCTACTGCATTTGCAGTTTCTTCCGGTACTGGAATATCTTCAAAAGCATTGTACAACACGCCTTCTTGCATGTTTGGTTCTTCCTTCTTAAAGCGTTCCCCGATATCTTCAAACGCATTAGATGCCTTTTCTTTGATATGTTCGCCAACACGCCCTACACGTTCGCCAATGGCGCCAGTTACCTTTTTAGGTGTTACGCCTTTAACCATGCCAACCGGTATAAATACATCATCCCATAAATTCGTAGGGTTCATGGCTATATTTTTTGCGAACTCGCCCGGATCATCAACTAAACGCCCAACCGGTTCCGTAATCGGATCTACTAAAACATTTTTTGCCGTAGCAACATATTTATTCCCTAATACCCCGTCCGGTGCCGTTCCTTCGTTTTCTGCCGTTGCATTGGCATTGTACATTTCGGCTGCGTTACCAATAACAGTTGGGGCAGCCAATATACCTGCAACCAATTTTACTTTTGGCGGTACGTACGGCGTCATAGCTATATATCCAGCCGGCTTACCAATTGCGGTATCGTATGCCTCTACTCTTGCTTTGTTTAGGCCCGGCGTTTCATGTCCTTCTATAAAGTCGCCGTTATCATCAAATGCCGAAAAATTATCTCCATTAGCTTCAAGGGCATTAGCAGCACTTTGTGAATACTCCCTACTTAGATTATTTGCTTTATTGACTACATCATCTTTCCAATTTGATAATGTATTCATTACATTATCATTAATTTCTTTGCCTGTTTTATCAATCCATTCAATATTGTTTTTAACGCCATTAGCAACATATTCGGCATTATTTTTAACACTATCCCAAAATGTAGGCTCGGGCGCGCTGCCTACATCATTCCCATATTCTGTTGTTATATCGTCAAAGGCGTTACCTCTACCGGTTGCCCTGCCGTATTGACTAGTAATATCATCAAACGCACCCATAGTCTACCTCTTTTATTAATAAGATTTTAACCACGATTTATAATTGCCATATCCGGCCGCATCAAGTTCCGCCGCTATCTGATCATCGCTCCAGCCTTGCGCTGATAGTTCATTCATTCGCTTGGATACTGCTGCTTGTTCTTCGCTTGAATATGTCGGTTGACGTTTAACCGTTGGCGCCCCAGCACCGCCACCAGTAGGCGCACCGCTTAATGCGCTTTGTAATTGTCCATAATAAGGACTTTCTGTTTCTTCCTTATCTGGATTAGCTTTTACCCATGCAGTATGCTGCGCGGATAAAGTCCTTAATACTTGCGCATTGTAACCGCTTGTACCTGTTTGTGTAGCCGTTGCCGGTTTAATATGAGTACCTACATATTTCATGCTGCCGTCTGTGCCAACAATATACGTTTTTCCGTCAGGTAAAACTTTAATATTCTTGGCCCCGAAATTGCCAATATTTTTCATTTGGCCGTCTGGTGTCATTACGATAACTTGGCCGTTAGCGAATTGCTTAGTTTCGACCTTGCCATAACCGCCCATATCTTGAATAGTACCGTCGCCCATGTTGTAACGTACAATGTGTCCGTTTTGCGCACTACTAAATTTATAGTCCGGTTTATCAAGCGCCGCAATGGAATTCAAGTTATTCATATCAATAGTGCCAGCGCCTACTTTACTTGCTAGATAATTGTATCTTGCAACGGCTGGCGCTAACCCTTTAACCCGTTTTGTGTTATAGGTATCTACAACCGGGTTGCCGTCTTTATCTTGAGTGAATACAAGATTGTTCATAATTTGTTGGCGCATCGGTTCAAGAACTTTTTCTTGATACTCGTTGACTTGTTGAGTGTACATAGTGCTTACGTCATTTTGGTATTGATCATTTGCAAGGCTTTGCGCCGTCTTGAAATCAAAGCCGGCTTTGACTAGGGCGAGTGTATTCGCCCCTAGTCTTTTGCGTGCTTCACTTGTTACGGTCGCTTTATCTGGTATAGAATATTGGCCTGGCGCTTTATCCTCGTTGGTATTACCATTTTCTACCAATTTGGGCGCCCCATAAAAAGGGTTATTTGCCCTTTGTTGCATAAATTCTTGATATGATTGCGGTAAACCTGTATTAATACCAGTATTATTTAAGTTTTGGAAATTCCACAAACCCGTGTTTTGTGCCTGTGGCTGTTGTAACGTAGGACTTGGTGTATCTGTGTTCGCTTGCATCGGTTGTGCTGGTGGGTTTTGTCCACCCCATAAGCCTTGATTATTCGCCACCGCTTGCGCACCAAAGGAGTTATTACGCATAGCATTATTAATAAATTGTCCAGCGTTAAATTGCCCCTGTGTAGGCATTTGTTTTGCCATTTGTTGTGCTGGTGTTGCTTGCTCACCACCGTTTAGCATATTTTGGTATCCATGCGCTAAACGATTATTTTGGATTTGACCTAATCGATACCCACCGTATTGACCGGCCAATTCACCGATGCTTTCCCACGGGTTATAATCTTGTAAATAAATAACGCCCATTGTGTTATTCCTCTACTTTCTCACTTTCGTCTACAGTTTCATCAGATTTCTTGCTATTTTTATTGCCTTTTTTATTTGGCTTTTTATCTGTGCCTTCGTCCCCTTTTGGTTCCGTATTAATCAATTTCAATTCTTCTTCGTTGATACCTTCGGCCATAATACCGTTGGCGTAGAATAAGTTATCGCCAGTACATTGTAATTCGTATACATGTTCTGTTTCTCCTGTTGGCTCACATACTGTAACAGATCGATAGCCATGTACCGTCATAATTGGTTCGCCAATTTCTAGTGCTTCAACCAATTTTAAACCGTTCGGAGTGAGTACCTTTTCACTACCTGTAGTGGTAACTTGGCAATCAGTAGTATGTAATTGATATGTTTCTTTATCTCCCATATCATGCAATGCGATTACATCATTAACCGCGCCTAACGTGATTACTGTATCACCACTAACAAATGTTTCAATTGCCTTGCCACCTTCTGGCGTTGCAATTTCAGTACCTTCTACAAAACAAAATCCTTTCATAAGTCCTCCAAAGAAACCGCCGCTGCCTTGTCTAACCATTGTTTGTGCTGGTTGTGCAAGGCCATAGCGTAATGACATAAATCTGTTTAATAAATCTTCTTGATCCGCATTATTCAATTGGCTCATAGAATAATAATCTTTAGCCGGTTGGATAGCTGCTTCTTGGGTTGTTGCCCCCGTGTTGATTGGGTTTTGTGCTAACCCCTCACGTTGCCCGATAAGGCCCGACGTAGTACCGGCGTTATTCATTTGATTTGTGTACCCTTGGTTTAACAAATTCGCTTGATTTACGATGCCATTTTGTTGGTTGTTATAAGTATTACCCCAAAGGCCCATTTTAGCACCGATACCACTCAAACTATTGTTAAAGGCTTGCGAATTAAGCGCCGCTGCTTGGCCTAAATCATTTGAATATTGTGCCGCAAGTGTATTTGATGCATTCTTGCTAATATCATTCAATGCATTATCTGTGATTGAAGAATTAACAATGCCGCGACTTGCCAAACCAGAAACCGCATTGCCTACAGTTGCCTGTAAATCATTGTTTAACGCTTGTCGTCTGGCATCTGCATAAGCCGTAGGAAGTTGGCCGTTCGTAATACTATCCATTGCGTTTTGATTTTTCAATAACGCGCCGTTATATTCGTTGGCTAATTGATTTGCACCGTTGTTCATGGCATCAACACTGGCCCCTAGTTGGTTCGCATAACGTGTGTTATCCGTTAAGTTCTTGGCGCCGGCCGTTGACACTTGATTTTGCAATGCTGCTAGTGCATTTTGGTTGTCTTTGTTAGTCCCCAAATATGCATTGTACATTTGCTGATATTGCGGACTAACAACATTATTTAAGGCTTTATCGCCCATACCTTGCAAGGTATTAGCGCTTTGATTGGTTCTATTAATCCAATCCATTTGGCCTTGTAGTAGTTGCTTTTCTTCGGGGCCGGCTGCCGGTAGGTTAGCACCTATACTTTGTACCTTCGATTTCTTACCGCCCCCGAATAATTGCAAGTCAAAAGTGAACATGCTTTTCCTTTCTACAAAGTAGCTTCAAGATGTTTACGCACCGTTTTCAACACTTTGTAATTAAAACCGTTATAGGTATAATCCATATGCGGAACACGTTCCATGTTCCACTTTTTAATAAAACCGCGCACACTTCGATGTGTAGCCGTTACAATTACATCAAGATCATTCAACTTCATCACTTCAACGATATATTTACCTATGATTTTCATATCACCGTATGTCTGCCATATAGTAAAATACCGTTCGCCCTCATGTTCATTGATGCTCCAGAATAGGAAACCAGCATTTGGGAAGAATTTGAAATAATAATTGTATTTATCTTTGTAGTTATTATTTTTGTCGAAATAAAAACCACTTAGACTGACTCGTTCGCCTGTGCGCCGTTCATAATCTTTTATCATATGTTCTAAGCTATCAAGCTGCATCGTTATTCCCCTATTCGTTCGATTATAAAAGTAATATCGCCCCATAATTGGTATAGATAACCGTTATACACGCCCGGAATTGTAACCCATATTCTATGAATATTTCCTGATTGGCTGTATTCGATCGCCATAGTGGCTTCTTGACTTGTATTTACAATAAAATTTTCACTGGCAGTTTCAGTTTTTCCGCTTCGATCTCTTTTTTTATACGTATAAGTAACCCTATATTGCCCTTTTGGCAAAAATATGTTTTTCCTGTAACTTCCGTTACCTCTACCGTTTCTGCCCCATGAAAACGTAACGAACTCAACCGGTTCATATTGAATGGAATACGTTCGTCCGTCTTTTTCGATTTTGAGCGGCGTTACATCGTCGCCGTATCGTGCGTAGTAATCGCGCCCATTAAATGTAACGGTTATATACTTTCCACGCGTTACATCTTTATCTTCATGCAGTCCGAAACGGAATGTTTGACCGCCTTTTTCAAGTACTATGTTAGGCATATTATTCCACCATTAACTTGGTACCATTCGGGAATACCAGATTATTATTAGCATCAAATGTGGCTATACACTCCCATGGTTGATACCCTTTTGCGTTGCCGTTCGCATATCTGATGTAGAACGAACCGGAGTTAGTAAAGTACATTTGAACGCCGTATTTATCCGTTGCATGCCACGGCATAGCAATACCTGTACCATAATTAGCTTTACCGAACACGTTATAGTTATTTACCTTGCCAAATGTAAAACCGCTATAGCCGGTATTGCCATTAGCTATACCGTCAAAGTCTACCGTTTCACTTTCGAGTGCCTTAATTTTAAGATTACCCGTCATGGAATCGCCAGACTTTTTAACGCATGCTTCCGCGGTATCGGCAGTTTTTGCATGTTTTGCTTCATCTGCGCTTGCTGCATGCGTGGCTTCTGCTACGGTATCCTCTTTCTTGTAATATATTTTTTCTAAATCTTTGATTGTTTCAGAAATTGCTTTCAATGTCATTGCCGGGTTAGTGGTGAATGTTTCATCACCAGCTATGTTTTTGATTGTATCAGCCAATGCATTAAGTATATCTGTTAATAAATAGTCCTTGCCGGCAACCATACGTTTACCAATTACCGCATCGGTTGCCGTGTTAGCAGCCGGATCATAGTACTTAATAGACTTTACACGTGTTGCATCTGTTACGGCAATTGCTACCACAACACGTAGAATGTTTTTCCAGTATGTGCCTGTGTACACATTCATTTTTTCGCTTGTGGTGTTGTAGTACATTTTATCTGTTGCCGCTTCCGGTGCGTTTGGTTGTCGCAATGGTTCAAGCGTTGTACTGCCATAACTTAGGCCACCAGATGCGGAGCGTTCAACGTACAAATACGATGTACTATTGGCCGGTAGACTCCATGCACTTTGCTTACGTGTTACCGTTTGCACATAATCAACCGCGCCATAATCGTTGAATCCGTCAGCGAATGACAAGAGAATCGGTGTTTGACTGCCGTCAATCATTACGCTTAAATTATCACCGGTTAAGAAAGCAAATTCACCATTGCTAACCTTACCACTTAACACGCGATTACGTAGGCCGCCACCACCGCCACCAGTACCACCGGCACCGGCTTTTAAGTCCATTTCTTTCGCAATATTTAATAATTCATTCCGGTTTTTCTCTATACTTTCCGGTACTGTATCGCCCTGTGGTGTAATATCCAAAGGGAATTTTTCTTTATATGCCATGTTTAAACCTCTTCATATGTGTAATCTAACTGGCGTAATGAAATAGCGCCCTTTTGAATGTTTATTTTAAACTGCACATTACGGTTAGCACCGCCACCAATTTTATAAGCCTTCGTGTATTCATTAACATTCATCGGCACTTTGTAATCATGTGTCTTGAATTTCGCATCATATGTTTTAATTGACTTACTAGTGAATTCAATCGGTTTAGGCTTTTTGTTTGAAATGCCAATCGTGCCATATCCGGAAATAAGATTATGCGTTACAAAATTGTAGTTCATAATCAATATGAATTGTCTTGTCGCTAATCTATTACCGCTTACTATTGATGTTTGTATCTGTACATTATCATCGGTATCTATGGTTTCATCTAAGATGCCAATCTTATTGCCATAAGCTACATATACATCTTTATCAACATTTACCGCATCATTGATGTTATGTGTGAATTTACGCGATGTGAACACGCCGCGCCCGTCCTCATATCTAGGCAAATAATGATAGATAAATACTGTATCACCGTTATATGGTCGTATCCAAAGTTGCTTACGGCTAGGTATATGCCATACTTCGCAATCTTTCGTGATGTACTTTAACAGGTACGAATTGATGTTTAAACCAGTTTCAAACGGTTGAATTTCTGCGTAAGTATTAGTAGGCATAAAAGACATGAAACCTTGATTGCCTAAATAATAGCTACGATCATCAATGCTTATCGTTGCACCGCTACAATAACCAGTAGAGGAAAGCGGATATACCGTTAAATTCCGTGCATCTGGCGTACCAATGACTTGATACACGCGCCCGTATTCTTTGTATATGATGATTGCACGCGATAAGAAATCAACCGCAATAATACTGCCTTGGTCTTTATAGCCAACGTCTACATATTGCGCACTTGATGCATCATTGTTTATATGGTTCCATGCGTTGTAATCACCAACCGCACTCCAGTTAAGCCTATGTGATTTAGTCGATGCTATCAACACACGCCCGGAATGACTTGAAACAATATCACAAACAGGACTTTCTAGTGTTGCCAACTTACCAGCACCAGAAACAACTTGCAGTTTATCACCGCTAGCAATAAGAATATCACCGCCAAATGCATGATATTTAGGCTTTCCCGCCCCATTTAACGCGCCCAGTAATTTATTAGTACTGAAATCAGTTTCGTATAGATTACGACCGCTAGAAAAGTACCATTTATTACGATACACATCGTAATATAGCGTTTCTACAGGCAACCCAAAATCATACAATATGCGAACGCCCGGAACGGTACGGAGCGCATTATCCGTTCTATCGAATTCGCATTGTCTAGCCTGTGTTAAGGCTTGCACATCGATATTTTCCGGCGGGTTACTCCAATCAAGGCCCAATCTAAAACCATTTGTCATGGCTACTTGTTTTACGCCCATTATGGTATACCCCGTGCCACCTTAATTTGTTCCGTGATGTAGTCTATGAAATTCTTATCATAGGCAGCATAATCAGTCATAAGTGATTTTTTCTTCACCATGAAAGATACAAGCTGCACGAGATAGCTATAAAAGAATTCAGAAAACTGAATAGTATCGTCCAATTCATTAACGTGATTTTTGCGTACGCTATAAAATACTTGATTGACCGTTTCACCGTCATACGTTTCAAATGTTCCATTGATGATGCGAATAGGATACCCGGTTTTAGGTACAAACCCCATGAAATCAGAAGGAACCGCCCTTTTATCCGGTATATCCATATTTTTTACTACTTCACGATCTTTAATGCTAACCAATATAGTAGTTAGCCAGTCAATAGCTGCGTTGATGTACTGGATATATTCTAGTTGTTCGTCAAGAATTTCGTTCGACTCTACATTAACAAGAGTAATCAATTCGCTTACGACCATAGTTCCAATACCCTTCCGCTATAATACAATCATTTTCACCTAGTCCACTGTTAATTGTTTGTAGTGCATTTACCATATTGGAAGTAATGCCGGTTATATCCATATTCATTACGCGATACACGATATAATCAACTAACAATGTTTCTAGTTCCGCCGGCAATCCGCTTTCATCTTCGAGCATCTTATAACCAGCCGTCTTTATATAATCAACGGTGATTGTTTGCTCATGATCTGCATCAAATACCACCGTTTGTAAATTCAATACTTGATACCCTTGCACGTCCGCATCATCTGCCTTGACATTCAATATGCTAATGCATTGAAACGGTAATACAATTCGTCCACGCCCTTTACCCTCAAAAGTACCCCTTGCAAGGCTTGGGCAATATTGGCCTATCAGGGCATTTAATAAGTGATTACCCTCGTTGTAATACTCCAATAAGTAATACGGAGTATATTGTTCTTGCGAGGTATCACCTATTTGCATGAACGCCCTATTGATTATGTGTTTTACGTTCATATCCACCCCATATAAGAATAAAGGCGGGTGTTACCCCGCCTAGACCTTTGAAATTACGCTTCTACTACGCCACCAGTCATAACATTGATTACGCCGTAATCTTTGTTGTCAAACTTGGATTTTTCGATTGCTCCATAAAAAGCAATACCGTTACCTTCTACGTTTCCGTAGTCGTCCACTTGTTTGATATGTTTAGCTGGGCGAGATACAGCAAAGCATGCCGCTTGTTTACCCAATAACAAGTTATGACATACGTTAGCGTTAGATGCACCTGTTTTGTCGTTCAATACGCGTTCGTATTCATAAAGAATAACGCCGTCATATTCGCCTAATGCACCTGTGAAGATAGGGTTTTTAGAACCGCGAATATTAGCGTTTTGTTGTGCTGCCAACCACTTCGCATCATCTTTCAAATCACGAGCCGCCCACGTAGATACTAACATGATGTATTTGTCCATGCCGTCAACCTTGATTGGGGCAACTTTAGGCCCATGCATTTTCGCTTTACGTTTTGCACGAGAGATAAGCGTAGTAGTCAACTTATCATTTGCCGTGATAGATGCTTGTGTACCAGCAGCGGAAGCATACAATGTTTCACCGGCGGTAGGAGATGCGGAAAGTTTAGCAATTAACTTGTTGTCTTGCCAATCCGCTAACCATTGTTTTAACGCGCCTTTGATTTCTTTTAACATGTCATATTGTGTTTTTTGGTCGTCCGCTTCAAAGCGAGATACCGCATTACGTACTAATTGAGTTTGTACGATGAAATCATAAATGTTCAACGTTTCTTCGTTGCCTGTTAAAGTCGCACGGTTACCTTCAACACCGGCGCCGCTTAAATTCATCATCAAGCCGAATGTTACTGCATCACCTTTAACACCTTCTAGGTCTTTGTTCTTATGTACCACGTTAGATCCGTCAAGTGCGGTGAATTTATCGAAGAAAGACTCTTTTAAGCCTTCATGCCACACTTTTTTAGTCCAAATCTTAGGGACTAATGCCGCTGGAATAGTAACTTGATTTTTTTGATCTGCCATATTTTACCTCTTATAATTCGTCTAAATAATCGCGTATTTCCTTAGGCAATGCATCTAAATTGCCTGTTTCGTACGCTTTCAAAATATCTTCTTCCGTCACCTTATTAGGTGTTGGAACGCCACCGTTTAACGCGCCAGCCTTTGGCAATGTCGCCGCTACTTCTAGTGGGTTGTTTGGTACTTCGGTACTTGTTGCCAGTTCATTTTGCACTTCTTTAACAAACTTCCTAATTGTTTCAAAATCAGCTTCCGTACCTTCGCCAATATCAACGCGATAAAAGGCATCGTTAATCGGTTGTGCATCGCGCATCGTCATTCCGTTAAGCTTTTCTAAACCCCGTTGATATAGTTCCCCAAAGTTTTGTAACGATTTAATTTCATTTACGAAATTTAAGTTTGTTTGTCGTTGTTGATGTGCTGCGATTTGCTGATTAGTAATTGCATATTCTGCATTAGCTTCAAAGCGAATGAAGGCGTTATACTTTTCCGCATCTTCGAACATCAAACTTTCTAAATCTTCCGCCGTCATGTTAAAGCGTTTCAATGCTTCACGGCGTACAAAGTCGCGAATATTTGATACTTCCTCTTGCGGCAATTCAATAGGCTTTTGTTGCGCTTCAAATTGTCTAGCACGTTCTTCCGCCGCTTTACGTCTTGCGCGCTCCTGTGCAAGTGCCGCTTTTAAGTTCTGATCGTTCGCATGTGTTTCTTCCGTTTCACCTTCGTTAGTTTCTGGCGCTTCCGGTTCTACTTCCGCATCATTCGCTTCACTTTCCGGTGTTTCAGTAGAGGGAACATCATTCGCACCTTCCTGTGTATTCGTTTCTTCGGTTGTTTCTTCCAGTTCTACGCCCGCATTTTCTAAATCTTCTGGAGTGAAACCAGCTTCTTCGATGTTTACTAAGTCTTTTTCCATATCAAATACCCCTTTTGCCTTTTAACGTCATTGCCGGACGAATATAAGAATATGGCAGTTTAACGCCGTTGCCGGGCGAATGTATAAGTGCAAGTAGTTTAACGCCATTGCTTAGGGCGAAATATAAAAAACGCCCCATAAGGAGCGTTTTATTGTTGTGTTTATAGTTTATATTACATACCACCTAAATCATTCATAGGCGGCAAAATTCGTGGTGCATTTTGAATGTTTTGTTGCTTACCTTTCAAGGCTAACCGTTCCGCCATTATTTGCTGTGGTGAAATCTGTACGCCTAGCGTTTGTAAATACATGCTCAATGCTTCCGCCGGCATATCATCTAGGCTGCCGCTAACACGCAATTCTGGCATAGCTGGCTTTTCTGCTGCTTGCTGAATACGCTTCTTGACGGCTTCTTTTTCTGGGAAATCCATAAAGTCGAGGATAATATCCATAGGAATATCAACACCACTTTTCTTAGCTTCCAATAATTGATATAGGTTAGCCTTACGAGCCGTTGCGCTTGCTTGGCTAGTGCTAATTACAATATCAAAATCAAAGCAACTCAAATCATACAATACCTGTTTAATTGGGTTGCCTTCTTCATCTACTTTAGGTTGTCCAAACGGATCCGTGACGACTTGTTCTTGCATCGGCTGACCTAGTTCCGGTTGAATTTGTACAAATTCTTTTTTGCCGTCGTCGCCTAAAATCCGCATTGCCTTTTCTTGATTGTAGAATTGAGGAATTAACCCCGGTGCGTTCTTTTCACCCCATAGCAATTTAACAATCTGTAATTCCGCTTCTTTTGATTGCGCGAATATATCCGCCGTTTGTACGGTTGTTACAGATTGCCGCAAGTCAATCGCCTTACCACTCATAGAACCAATGCTACCGGAAAGGCTTTCCGGAGTGATGCCACTGATTGAATAAAAGTCATTGTCTGCTTGTTGCTCTAAAGTCAGACTAATAGCACTATCCATTGATGGCGTACCGTCTTGGAATGTAACGCCAGGTTTCAAGAATATATTGGCTCCTGGTGTTGTGCTTTTCTTTTCAATCGTTTTCTTATCGTGTTCATCTATTTGGCCTTGCCAGAATTTCACACCTAAAGACTGCTGATTAACAACGTGCATGCGTTGACTTCTGTTTTTATTCTTTTCACGTTGCGCATCTTTAAGGTCGCGAACTACGCCAGCCGGTTCTAGTTCATCATCTACCAGTTCACCGGTATAGTAACAATATTCACGTACTAATGGGAATTTGCCATGCTTGTACGGACTTTCACCTTCTTCTAGTAGTACGTTATCGGCGAATGTCGCATATCTGATTTTAGTATCTGGTATGCTAGTAGGTTTCTTTCCCATAGCCATTAATACAACAAATAACGGGTTGCTTTCATCAATTAACCCTTCTTTAGTCATGTAAACATTCTTTTTGCCGTATTCCTTATACCAATATTGGACTACACGAATTTTTTTATACTTTTCGTTATACCATAGCGACTCACCGTTAATAGTTTCAACCGTTCCGGCTTCTAGTTCTGTATCGTCATATTTATGACTCAACAAGTCAATCTCATTAGCTTTATCCGGATATACCTGTTTTAGCTTTCTTGTGCTTTCCCAGCTATAACGGCCAACGAATTGAGCATCGCTTAGGTTTTCTTCTGTGCTTTCTGGATCAACGAATACATCAAACGGAGAAACACGGTCGATTTTAATGGCACCGTCTAACTTAGTGTAGTCAAATTCATAACTAACCCAGTAATTAGCCAAGCCGCATATGATTTTATCGCGGAAACATTTGCCCTTATTACGTTGATAGTGCGCGCGGTCTAAGCAGTATTTTGTAATACCTTTCGCAACGCGGCTTATTCTATCATCTTCTTCGCTACGTGGTAAAAAGTCCGGTTCTGTTTCGTTCTGCGATGCATAACCGCACAACAGATTAACAGTTGCCCGTATTCTATTGATTGTAATCACAGGTCGCCCGGCTTTACGCATCTTTTCCAAATCGGCATCTTCCCATTGTTTGCCTTGCATAAATGCGTAATCTTCGGCAGCGCTTTGCCGCCATTTTGACGTAGCACTTAATGCGCTTTTAACGTTCGCTTTCGCTTCATATATATCAAATGTTTGTTCTATGTTCATTACTCCACCATTTCAGAACCATATATCATATCGTACATTTGTTCTATTTGCCATTGTGGCATAGCTTGCGCAAATTCCGCCAGTTCCGCATCTGTATACTTAGCCGGAATAATAACGCCCTTTTCTTCGCGTTCGCCGTATTCCGACTTTAACACCTTATAGGCGTAATCACGTAACGCTTTTTCACTCATACGCCCCATGCAGTACCTTCCCCTTCTATATCATCATCATATCTATAACCGTCATTAAATGGTTTCTCCGGCTTCTTAGGTGTAATAGGTCTACTCATGCAAAAATACCTAAACTCATCATATGCATGATCTTCTTGCGTTGTATCCACATCTTCCGGCTTGCTTTCGTCATATACTAATTCCGGTAGTGTTCTTAGAATATGCTTACATGTAGAGAAGAATTTGATTTTCTTCTCCCTTAGATAGGTATGAACCATCATCTTACCAGGAATACGTTCAGAATTAGACTTTATGAAGTTAATTCCATGACGTGCAAATATTTCAGCAATAGACTCACCTTGAACGCTCCACTTCATGCGGTCGTCTTTCTGCCATATCGCTCTATCAGCTATATCATAAGCATATGTTTCACCCTCGCTTAATCTAGCCATTTCTGCAGCAACTTCATCAGGTGTCAGCTTTAACCCTACATCTGGCTCACCTGTGCAACCGTAATATTCACGGTAACAATGCGCAACACCTTCATAATCAATAGCGTACCAATGAATGCTAAAAGGTTTACTAAAACCCCAGTCCATAGAACGAACCCGTATCCAACCTTTAGGAATTTCAAAAGGTTCTTCTACATGTATATTTCTGTTAAATTCCGTAAATACTTGCCCTATGAACACGTCCCAATCGCCATACAAAAACGCTTTCTTTTCTTGTTCCGGCAAGGCTTCTAAACGTTTGACATAACTCGGATCGTTCGCCATAAGAACGTAGTTATCATAAACTTGCGCCGGTATAAACACCTTTTCAAGTCCAGTAGTTTCATCAATAACAGGATTTTCTCCATAATTTGTGGCTTCTACATATTTACGTTTTACCCAGCCATGCCCGCGGCCGCCGGGGTTACAACTCCCACGGAAACGAACAGGAAAACCTTTTGCACTACGCAAGCAAGCTGTTAATAATTCCGCCGTTCGTTCTGTATGTTTTGTTAGTTCATCAATACCCAGATAATCAAACTCTTGGCCTTGATAGCTTTCAGCATCTTTATCGTTTTTCACGTATCTAAACAATACCTGACTACCATTTTTTAAGGTGGCTATGTGCTTTTGGTCTGAATACTTGTATAATTCAGCTGGCACACTTCTAATCCACTCCCTTATCACGTTGGCTTCTAAATTTGGGTATGTTTCACGAAATATATAGCAATGACTACCCGGATACGTTAAGGCGTAAATAAACACGTCCATAATCAATGATTTTGTTTTACCGCCACCACGAGCACCGCCATATACCGCATAAGGTGCTTTTGTGTTGTGGAATATATTTTGTTTTTCATTAGGTTTATAATCGATTGTTATTTCCATATTTGATAGATTTATACAAAAAAATGAGATATATCGCCGTGGATATACCTCATTTAATGATAGATTTATGCAATTACCTATTATTCTTTATTCATATTACTAAACACAACCTTAATTGGTTCACCGTCCGCGCCGCTAATTTCTTGCTTATCAGTAAATAACTTATAGCGTTTACCAAGCAACTCGGCCGCTTTTAGTCTATCATTCAACGCCGGATCTAAACCGAACTGGTCGGGAATATCACCGCGCATCGTGCTAGATAAGAACTGCATTACCTCGTTAGTATCGGCAATGCTGCTTTCTTGCATTTCTGCTAATCGTTCATCAATATATTGTTTAACCTCAACTTTTTTCAACAGTCGATTGCCAGCCGAATACGCCGTTCGTTCACTATAACCGGCCTTTATTGCTGATTGCGTGGCGTTCATAGTCTTTAACCATTCTTCTGCAAACGTAAACTCCTTAGGCTTTAATTTAATATCACTCACTACGTTCACCACCTTTCAACACATTAACTAGATATATTAACAGCTCATGCTGCTTTAACGTATCGTATTCAGCAACTTTCTTAAATAGTTTCCCCTCTTTAAATGATTTTCGTTTATACTTCTCCGGAAACGCTTCTGCATATTCCGATTCATTATACATGCGGCTCACGATAAATACTTTAATCGGCTTATCCCACTTGCTCCATGATTGGCGAGTATCAATAACATACCTTAAACCTTTCTTGATTTGTAACGCCGTAATTACTTTTTTTATTTTAGGCATGTAGTTCATTGATATTCACCCCCTTATTTCAGAATATTATTGTCTTTTGCTTTCATGCGCCCATGTGATCGCGCACATATACCGGCTACTTGCTTGGCTGCGTGTTGGCTACTGCAATATGTTTGACATAAACCGTCATAATATATTTCGCTGGCCGTGCATTGGCCTTTCTTGTTGTTAAGACATTTTGACTTTGTACATATGATATTCACTAGCTTTTCACCACCTTTACAAACTTTTTTGAAAAATTTTTAATTTCCCTATTGACTACTTGCGAAAACGTAAGTATAATGAAGCCATAAGATACATCGGAAAACGCAATTAAGCGAAAAGGAGAAATTAAAATGCTAACACTCAAAGACTTAAACACAACTCAAACATGGAACTTCGAAAACAAAACAGATGCTTCCGATTTCATCAGTACAATGAGTTTTGGTTTTGAATGGCAACTAATCGACAATAACACAAACAAAGTTATTGCTTGCCACTACTACGAATAACAAATAAAGGCGGTAGATAACCACTACCGCCAACTATTTAAACCAAAGGAGAATACAACAATGCAAATGACTATTCAAGAAATTAAAAACGCGATCAGATATAACGAACTAAACAATATCGAAACATTACAAGCCGCATATACTGGCGTTAAACACAACAATGACGGCATAATTCAAACACTAGGATATGATGATTTAAGCAACATTGTTATGATGCTTCGTTACCTAGCTAAAAAATGCGAATTACTACGCCGCCGTACTAACTCAATATATGATGCGTTCGCTGCATTTAACCTGCGCGAAACAATATTCGATACTATAGACGAATATCAAAAAGAAATGAATAACCAAATACGCCAAATATTGGGGCTGTAACAGAATGCGGTTTTACCGCATTCTAGTTGCAGTCCTTTTAAAATATAAGAAACACCAAGACATTTAGATTTGTAAAATCTTATGTTTTCTT